CTGATAACTATGAGGGTGGTAAACCTGAAGTTGAGTTTGAGTTTGCATACTTAAAAAGTATTTTAGCTATAAAAAGTATACGAACTTTGGACAAACATCTTAGAAGTTTGAGAGCATTTGGGTTAATAAAGTATGAAAAGTCAGATGAAACTGTGACAATACTTATGCCTGAGATTGAGGAAACACAAGACAATTATACTAAGAAGTGTACGAACAATGTACGTACTACATTACATAACAATACAAAACATAACAATACAATAATAGACTTAGATAATAAACTATTTAACGGAGGTAATTAATAATGATGGTAAGAGTATATAAAGATGTTTATGTAGGGTTGTATGAGAATTACGAAGATGATTACAAACAAATTGCTTTAGATGTAGCATTAGATTGTTTGAGTGATTTTGATGTAGAAATATTGGAGGGTACAGATGACTAACGAGGAGTTTATAAAAGAAGTTTTTGAGATAGCATGTGGTGATGGTGCTAAATGTACTGAGCATCCGTCTTGGTTATTCCCTAGAGAATTTACCAAAGAGGAAGTGCTAGAACAATTAAAAGAGTTTAGTGATAATGCTTTGAAATGGGAGGAAAGATACGAATGAAAAAAGATTTTAACCCATTCTATAAAACATTATACTTTCCACGGGACTGGCATAGACCTGATGTAGATACCATGATAGCAGTGCGTGAGATGTACGAGACCGGCAGTGTAAATAGTTTGCTAGTCAAGGCATACCCTGATGGTGTTGATGATGGTCGTGGGGTACATAGAAAGTATATAAAATATAAGGAGGTGTAATGCTTGAAGATAAAGATATAAAGAATCTATTTACAATGATGACTACTCTGTTCGGTCATAAGTTTAAGAGTGGATATGGTACAGGTATGCAAGGTAATAACTTATCTGTTACCGGTAAGGTATGGAAGCGTACACTCAATGGTGTACCACATATCAGACAGGTCATAGATAGTTTATTCCTGCCGGACAGTGCTATGTTTCAAACAAAGGAATGGTGTCCTGATTTGAGAGAGGTCATGCAAATGTGCCTTGAAATATCGAAGAACATTGAGCAGAATATAAAGAGTAAAACATTGAAGATAGAAACTGATGACCACAACGTAAGATTCTCACAGTTTTATGTTGCGAATCATAAGGGTGATACCGATAGTAATTATCAGTATCATGTAGATAATATAAAAAAATACGGGAGAAATAAATGATAGACAAAATGAATGGCGAGATAGACGGATACAAAACAATAAAGGATTTATGCAAAAGTTTGAACAAGATATCACACAGCGATGACCTTGACAAAGTCATTGGGTTTTGTGACAGAATGATTGAACAGTTACAAGAAACTGTAGACGGTGCAATCGACCACATGCACAGTGCAGTGCAAAAAAGATTAGGTAAAACTGACGAGGATATATCAGATGAAACTATTAATTGAAGCTAAGAATAAAAGTCAAATGGTATTGGCTCACTTAAAACACTATGGAAGTATAACAACTTGGGAAGCTATCACTCAGTACAAAGCTACAAGATTGTCAGCTATTATCTTTAACCTTAGAGGTAAAGGATATAACATTGAGAGTCTTGACAAAGAGGGTGATGGTTGTAGATTTGTTGAGTATATATTACATGAGAAAAGGGAGGACGCAGTATGATTGATAAGCTAGTTAATTTCTTTGATGAACTACCTGATTATGTGCAGGTATTTATTATAGTGTCAGCTATTATATTGTTTTGGGAAGTTGTTATTTAGTGGCTAAACCACCTAATAAAAAAACTAAACAAGCATATCAAAGAGCAGTTGAGTTCGGGTGTGTGGTTTGTAAGAAACATTATGGACTACGCACCGAGCCAACGATACATCACTTGACAGGTGGTGGTATGGCATTAAAGAGTAAGAAGTTTATACCACTGTGTCATGAGCATCATCAAGGTAATCAAGGTGTACATCATAACACTAAAGTATTTGAAGAAAGGTTTGGTACGCAAGAAGAATTATTAGATTGGTACTTGCAAAACATAAACGAGTAGAATATAATACTCAGTAACAAATGGAGATACAAATGAGTACAACAGATAAAGCAAAAAAATTATGGGATACGTTAAGTCCTATTGATTGTAGTAAAAATGTAGAGAAGAAAGGTAGTGGTAACTTTGTTGCTACGTATCTATCATGGACATGGGCATGGTCTACGTTAATGGATAACTTTCCTAACGCACACTATGAGTTTGCGTCTAATGAAATACATGCAGACGGTACAGTTACAGTACATGTAGTTATGAATGTAGATGGAATCATTAGAAAGATGTGGCTACCTGTAATGAATCACATGTTTAAGGCAGTAGTTAGTCCTGACGCTAGACAGATTAGTGATGCAAAGATGAGGTGTCTTGTTAAGTGTATGGCTATGTATGGTCTTGGTCATTACATATATGCCGGAGAAGATATACCATCATCAGATAAAGATAAAGATTCAGCTAAGCAATCTAAGAAAGAACCTAATGAAAATCAAGTACCTAAACAACATACAAAGAATGAAGTTAAGGATACAGTAGCAGGAGATATAGAGAAACTCAAAGCTAGTCTTGATGGTATCAAAGGAGAAGATGGAGTAGAGAAGCTTGGACAAACTATATAATTTAAGAGCCAGTCAGATAGCAAGGGTCATAGGGAATGACGACTATTGTTCAAGGCAGAATCACTTTGCTGTTCTGATTGGCGAGAAAGATGATAGACCGGTCAATGAAATTTACACCTCGCATGGACATGAATGTGAAAGATATGGTGTAGCTCATGTCATGATAGCTACCCAGTTTGTTGTTGTAAACTGTGGCTCTGATTTATTAGGGTCACAGGAAACAATGTCATATGATTATATGTCTGATGACAATACAACAGTTAAGTTATCGTGTACACCTGACGGTTTTATTACAGAAAAAAATGCAGTGGTTGAGGTCAAGTCACCGTATTATAAACAAGAAGATTTTGATAAGTATGTTAAAAGATATTTACCACAAGTATACTTTCAGCAGTACCTAACTAGGAAACTAAAGAAAGATAATAATGCTGACGGTACTTACTTTTGTATATATCAAAAAGGTAACACTAAGTTATATTATATACCTTACAACGAGGACTATATTAATAACTACATGTTACCAAAGGTAGATGAGTTTGCTAGGTATCTATTGAAAGGTAGTCTTGATAAAGACTTCTTAACAAAAAGAAAGAGTAAGCAATCATTTATATATAACGGGGAGGTTCAATACAATGAGTGCGTTTAAGTTACCAAGTGTTGAGTTAGAACAACTGGTAGATTATGTAGAGAAACTAGGCATAGCTAAAGCTGAAGCTGAGAAAGAACTACATAAGCTAACTGAAAATAAAAAAGTATCCATGGCAGTAGCACTACTTAATTGCTCTGATGTTAAAGGAACACAGGCACATAAGGAAGCTATAGCTATGACGGATGAGGGTGTTGTTATGTACATAGATAAGATTGCAGATGCTAAAGAATTAGTGGGTAATCTTACCAGTAAGATATCAGCACAAGAACATAGACTAAGATTGTTTCAAACTCTAAGTGCAAATGAAAGAAGAGAGAAAGGATTTTACCAACGATTAGGAGATTAACATGGGACAGTACGTAAACCTTGCAATTAAAAATGCAGATACAGGAGAAAGAATATACATTAAGTTATTCACAAACGATAAAGAGTTTGGGGATATCAATGAGGTATTGTTTAAGAAAGTAAAGATGATAGTAGATACTGAGAATAGAAATGCTCAATCATTTATGGGTAATAGTAAATATAAAAACTTGAATAAAGAAAGAAAGGACTTTACTATTAACACTAGAGATACATATGAATTCTCGGGGTGGTTAAAAGAAGATGACTATGAAAGTAAAAAGAAACTTGATGAACTGAAAGATGTATTTAACGGAGACGACAAACCATTCTAAACGGAGGAGATATGGAAAAGAGAGAGGACAAAAAGACATACTGGAATGTATGGTATTCTAATCCGGACAACAGGGAGAAGAAGAAACAGTACGCAAAGGATAGATATTATAAGTTAAGAGATAATATCTTAGAGAATAAACGTAGTAGATTGTCTAGCGAAACGGAAGACCAAAGACAAAATAGACTACAAAAAATGAGGGACTATTATTATGCAAGTAAAGATAGACCAAGTGAAGATTAAAATAGATAAAGGAATCCCTGTAATAAATGCAGGGAGACCTAGGTTATATGATGATTACTTATCTGCTATAGATAAAATGGATAGTGGAGATTCTATAGAAGTAAATGGAATGAGAACATGGGATGCTATCAGAAGATATCAATATACAAAAGAGTTTGAATCTAAGAATGATGGTGCTAAGATAGTAACCAAAAGATATACTGGAAACAAGTATAGGATATGGAAGATTATTGAAAGCTGAGATGTTATCTCTTTTATGTGCTAAGTCTATGGGACTACAGGTAGGTTCAGGTAGTCACGACTCAGTAACATCAGATGACATATCACATTTCTTAGGCACTAAAGGATTAACGTCAGAGGAATATGATTTTCTTATAGCAAAGTATACAGACAACGAATACTCTAGGGCTATGTTATTCGATGATATCTTTGTAGACTGTGCTGATATATTTATTAAACATAATATAGATGCACTAAAGAATTCAGACAGATTATTAATTAGAAGTTTTATTAACCTTGCTATGTCTGAGACCATGGATACTACCTGCCCTTTCTGTCATGGGGTGGGTAGTGTTTCAGTTGGGAATACTATTCAGAAGTGTAGCCACTGTGATGGTACTGGTCAGTTTATCTTTGATGATGATAACCGGCATCACATTATGGGATATACAAAAGAGGGATACATGGAATTCAGAGAACCATACATGAAGATACTTAATATGATTAAAGACATAGAGATTAGTGCGTTGAGTAAGATTGGAGATGATTAATGACCACAGCATTAGTAAGAATAAAAGAAGATAAACAACTCGTTGGTATATTTACCTATCAAACAGATAGTGTTGGTGAATTATTTAATTTAGTAGACCAATGTACCAGTCCATATGTTTGTGAATATATAGAGATTAATTATGGTGGGTTTTATTGGTTTGATAAAGTAGATGCTATAAAAGGATTAAGTGAAATGACAGACAAAGAAATAGAAGAGGGTGATATATATAACAATGCTACTCCATGTGAATATTTACGCAACACTATGGATGGTGCAGAAAATATGTGGGAAGACATTGATAGAGAAACTTAAATGGTTCAGTTCAATTGTTCTTACGATTGGAATATTTTTAACTTCATATAACATATATCCTTTAAACTTATATGTTCAAGTGGTTGGGGTACTCGGTTGGTTGTTAACGGGTATCCTAACTAAAGATAATCCATTGATATTTATTAATTCAATAGGGTTTGTTGTGTTAGTGTCCGGTATCGTATACTCTTGGCAGAATATAGGGGGCTAGGATGGACGTTATCGAGTGTAAATATACTACCCTATACCAATGCTACCCACTAATGAGTAACTCTTTTCTCGTCCTTTGTAGATAGGTTATCTGAGCTTTCAGGTTTTTCTTCTGTTGTTGCATCCTTAATACCCATTAACTTGGGTGCTAATGCAGGAATCTTAGCAACAAGTCCCTGTAATTCTTCAACCAACTCAGCATCTGTCTTGTGTTTGTTGTCTTCCATATTAATATTAATATTTTGTGATGAGTAGTTACCCAATTCTAATATTAATTTAGCACAGTTTAATCTTACTGAGTCTTGGTCTGAATGTAATAGGTCTTCAAGTACATTGATTGCTTTACCTGATACACCGGTAATTTTTTCTTCATTAATCTTTCTGATTTCTTTTTCGTATTTCTTTTTAAGAACGTATCCCATTTGAGATGGATTCTTATTATACCCTGCTTTTTTTGCTGACTTAGTTGCGTTAGCTAATGTCTCTCCACTTGTAAAATATTCTACAAATAGTTTTTCTTTCTTCTCGTCTGCTACTCTCATTCTTCTACCCTCTTCAGTAACCATTGTTTAAGTTTTTCTAGTTGATTGTCCGGCACTGGTACATCTATCCTAAATTTAATCCAAGACTTATCCAATACTAAACTACCATCTATATCTGTCCCCTCTTTATCTCCTGATATGTGAGATACAATAGTAATTGTTTTATCATTCTCTTCTACTATTAAACCTAAAGATATGCAATCTGCTAGTTCAGGTTTTAATTCTTTAATGTCTGTCCACCCTTGTGTAGGTGTAACAGCGTCTTCCCAATTTAAAAATGTTAGAGTTGGTATCATTTCTTATTCCTTAAAAAGTTTAGATAATCAGCACCCTCTTCTACTTCCCAAAATACTTTGATAAAATCAGGGTGGTCTTCTGTTACATAAGTATTAAATACAGCAACAGCACAAGCTGACATCATCTTACATGGTAGGTTTAATTGCTTTGCAAAGTTATCATACTTCTTGTAACTACCAACTTGTACGCAGTGCATAATTTTATCCGAGTTCGCATCTTTAATAGGACTGTAACCGGATACATGTGTATGACCTGCTATAAGTAAGTGGTCTCTTGCATTGAACAATGCGTGTTTAACAATACCATGAGCTGTATTGTACATTGAATGTCCTCTAAAATTATGAGAACAATTTACTTTGACTTCGTGTTTAGGTAATTTAATTTTAAGTCTTGCGTTATGGTTAGAATATACAGTCTTTAAGGGTTTGCACATCCAGTTGATTGGGTCGCCCTCCATAGCCCACATATCATGGTTACCTGCTACTATAAATATATAAGGTGTAGCACCTACCAACCACTCTACTAACTGCCATTGCTGTTCCCCATTGGTAGTTTGGTCTGCCCATAATCCTGCTAACTTACCACGCCTAGCCCAGTTGTTAGATAAATCTCCAACAGAACAAGCATACATACCATCTGTTTGATTAACTATATCTATATGATTTCTAAGTGATACCCAATCACATCCATCATCATCAACGTGTGGGTCTCCTTGTATATATAATCCAATAGGTTTCTTGTCATCTATCTTTATGTTGATAAATTTTTCAGACTTTTCTCTTGCTTCTTTTCTTTTGAAGACTTCTGTTCTTGCATTGATTAGTTCTTCAGTAGACCAATCAAGATTCTCAGCTTCTTCTAATTCGTAATTCTTTATAATTTTAGGACTTACTGTTTTCTTTTCACAAGTCCTGCACTTCCATCTTTTTCTTTGTTTATGAGTACCACATGTACCCGATTTTATTAAATGGGTTGAATCACAATGAGGGCATTGTAGTGCGTTACCATCATCATCTCTTTGTATGATGCCAACTTTACTAAAGTTACCACCACTATTATGTATCTGACCACTCATTTATTTTCTTCCTCGTTAATTAAATAATCTAAGTACCAACGAGCTTTCTTTAAATCAGACACAGGTGTACCCTTATACGGAAATCTAGTAACATATTTTATAATGTTACCACGAACATAGTCCATATCCCATGACCGTATATACCTAGTAGTTTCAATCCCCTTTGTGTAATGGGGAGGATTACTAATAAGGTCTTCTTTCTTCTTGCTCATCAATCTTATCCATAACTTCGTCCCAACTTATTGGTAGACAATTAAAGAATACTATACCACCATATTGGTAGTCAAGTCTATTCTTTATGTTGTCCTTAATACTGAACCTAGCATTAGGTTCAATCGCATGGATTGCCTTGATGATTTGCATTTCCCTCTTGGTATAAGGGATGTTTGCACTCATAGTTATCTCCTATCAGTTTAAGCATATAGCCATCTAGTGATGTAATATGACATAACCAATATTAGTATAAACTCTAAGACAGATATCTCCGGTCTTAGATATTTGGTTCTTATCTTACCTAATAAGAACTTCATTATCTTTATCATCTCATTAATGGATTACTATTTCTAGCTTTTAAATCCTCTACTTGTGATTTGAGTATAGATAATTCTTTTTCTAATGGGGTAATATCAGGTACTGATTTAGATTCTAGCACCTCAACCCTCTGTATTAACTGTCCTTGAAATACGAATAGACTACCAAGACTGATAGCTATTCCTAGTATCCCTGCAATTACCTTGATGTCCATAGTCTGTCCTCGTATGTTTGGTTTGGATAAATATTTCTGATATCTACATAGGTATTGTTTGTATATGTACCTATATCTATATCAACTATATTTGGTTGTATAAATATATCTGTGTTTACTTTTGAGTAACTTGATATCTTGTTGTGTTTCTGCATAACCTTAGCTACTATCATTTGTGTAGCTTTGAGCTGACCATCTATTGTTTTAATTTTATCAGCTACCTTAATAGATATTTCTTCTATTGTTAGTTCGGTTTCAATACTCCCACTCTCGTTATCGACTTCGGTTTCTTCTGCGATAACATCTCCGTTACTTTCATTAACTTCTGTATCTCTTTCTGTTTCTTCGATAGTTTCTGTTTCATTAATTTCCTCCACAAGTTCTTCTTCAATAGGTGCTTCTACTATTTCTTCAAACACTTCTTCAATAGCCGGTTCTTCTATAACCTCTTCTATTATCTCAGGTTCTATCATAGCAGGAGCTAAGACAATAGTCTCCTCAATAAATTCTTCTTCTATAAAAACAGGTTCTTCTATGATTTCAACCATAGGTTCTTCAAAGATAATCTCTTCAATAACAGGTTCTTCGTAAACAAATTCTTCTATATATATTTCTTCTACGATTTCAGCAACAGCAGATATATGTTGTGTTTGTTCTAATGATAAAACAACAGGGTCATATTCCATGGTAACTGATATGTTATCTACGTTTGGTCCACCAAGTCTTCCTGTTGATGCGTCTTCGCCTTTAATAAATATGTTGCCATAGTAACTACCAGTACCTGTATATGTTATAGAGTCAGTAAAATCTACACCATTAATACCTGTTACATCTGTTCTTGTTTGTGTAGTCGTAGTTAATACCTGACTATTATTGTCAAGTATTGTTAAGTCTATTCTAAAACTGTCAGCATCGCCACAGTTAGGACACCAAGAACCTACACCACCCTCACCATTTTGTACTTCTACTGTAGAGTTAAGAGTAATACCGTTGTCTAGCATCTGAGTTGTAATATCATCTGATGTTAAATCAAATGTTTGTTCTATAGACCCACTGTTTCCAAACTCAAAGTCATGTCCACCCGGACAGCAATCACCTATAACTTGTGCATCACCTGATGTAGTCCAACCTGTAGTGCCGTTGTCAAACGTACCGTTAGTAATTAGATTTGCTGAAGTGTCTGCGTTTGCCACTAGAGGTAGCATTAACAGTATCAAAAACTTTTTCATTACCTAGTTCTTCCCATCTTTGTTTAGCTTGTTCACCGATTAATCCATCTATAGGACATGGTGTTCCTGCATCCATCATTGCTTTCCATATGTCTTTGTCTTGACACATTAATGATATCGCTGCAACTTTCATTCCTAATCCATTTAATAGTTTGGCTCTTTGTCTTTGTTCGCATTTTAAATCATGGTGATATGTTCCAAGACTTGTGCTGAAACCAATAACGGTCATGCCAATAGATAGTGGAATGACACATGACTGTTGGCTATACACAGACATAGCAGGTGCTGTTGCACTATTAACGGCAGTCTCTTGGTTAGTGCTATTGCTTGTTGAATTAGTTGTAGTATTAGTTTGACCACCCGTATAATTATTTGTGGTTTCTTGTGAGTACCCACCGGATATAGCTGTGTTACTTCCTGAAGCATTTGTTTGACTGTTAGTTGTAGCACCATTTGATGTAACATCAGACACAGCATCTTCTATTGCATAACCTAAAATAAAAATGCTTAATATAATTATAGCTAAATATAATCTTACCATTTTTTACAACTCCAATATCTAGCTGTTAGTTTAGATTTAGCAGTATCACACTTGTGTCTTGCTCTAAACGATTTTCGTCTTGATGGTATGTTCTTTTTGATAGTCATGTTAGCGTCACCGAATCTGATGAGCTTAATCTTGTCTCCCTCTTTAGCTAATACAGCAAACTTTTTACCACCTTTGCGTGAGTTCTTTGGTTTGTTATATCCTGAAAATTTTTCACCTGCTCTTTCTATAGCCATGTTATCTCCTTGTCGCAGCAGAACCAAAATAGAATCCGGATATCGCTGCTAGAAAATGTGTATCTGCTGTAGTAATTACTATCCCACCGATACCTTTAAATGTTGTTACTTCTTGTGTACTACCAAATATCCACCATCCCTCTTTGACTTGGTCAAGATACATTAAGTGTACCTGTACTGATGGGTCTAAAAATACTGCCAGTTTAGGTAGGCATACTATAAAAAATACTGCAAGTAATGCCATCCATCTTCTTGTCGTAGATTGATACTGACTGTTATCTTTTCTTGCGTCATTAACTGATGCTCTTTCTATCTCTGCTCTTTGCATAAGATACTTCTGTTGGTCTGCCGAATCTTTAGATTTCTGTGACCATATAGATAGTAGTCCAGTAAATAGACTAGAGCCAAGCATTGTTATAACTTCAAACGGTATCATTTTCTATCGTATAACTCCTCTAATGTTTCTTTCATATCTAGTTTAAGTTCTTCTACTTCTCTTATGTAATCTTCATAAGATATTAATCCTTTCATTCTTTCATTATTAATTTTTTTTCTCTTCTTACTAAAGTTAGATTTAATTGCGTTAGCTTCTGAAGATGTAAATCTTCTTAATCTTCCTATATCTGCTGTGTTTATTTTTAAACCAACAGAGTTTACTACTGCTTCTAATGTTGTTAATGGGTCAGACAATGTATTGTATTTTTCTTGGTCACCAAATTCTTTTTCATATGCAGACATTATTTTTTTGTAAGAAAAACTACCCGGAACAAAAGGAATGTTTGGTATAAAATCTTTAGCAATACTTAATGACCTATTACCCATTACTTCTAAAGCATCCATACCCACTTCATCTGTAGTTTTTTTGCCTAATGTAAAAGGGTCTACGCCTAAAGTGTTTAATAACGTACTAAATGCAGGACCACCGGGTTGCATAATTCTTGGGAAAAAAGGTACTTCTCCGGGTGTTTGCCCACCCATTTCAAAAACATCACCACCCGGTAACATTCTACTAAAGTTTAGATACTTAGGTTCTTTACCACCACCTACTCTAATGTTAGCTTCAGGCATAGCACCAAATCCGAACATGTTAGTTTTGTTATACTCTTGCATAAACTTTCTTTCTTGCTCTTGTTCATATTTAGTTCCACCTGTTGCAGCTCGTCCCATATCATTTGCTGCGTAACCTAGTGCTGCAATTACAGCTACTTTTTCAGGATGTTTAATTCCAATTTCAGCTAGTCTTGGCATTATCCTGTAAGAATAAGATAAAAACGGAACTATTGTTCCTCTTAAAGCATTGATATGTTTAGACTTAATATTGTAATCTACAAAATATTTTATAGCATCAGCAGATGCTTCAGATTTTGTATACTTAGAATTAGTTTCAGGATTTAATTGTTTTAATCTACTTCTATATAAAGCTATTCTAAATAATCTATCTTCCAATTGATACCAACCTGACATAATTTGGTCAGCACCTTTTAATTTTTTACCTGCATATGTTAATGTTTTAGATTTACTTAATTGATTTTTAATTGTATCAAAAGCAGACTTCATAAAGTTACCATCTTTCATTGCAGCTTCTGTAGAAAATGCTTTACTTAATGCACCTATATCAAGATTGCCTTTTAATTCAGCAGATATTAAATCTCTACCGAATACACCTGCTTCATACAAATGTTTTAGGTCATCATCTAAATCATCCCATTTAACCGTACCTCTTTCAAACCCTAATATTTGTTTGATTGTTCCATCTTTGTGTACTTTTCCTAATTCTTTCCATGCTCCATTACTTCCATAATAAAGTGTATAATTAGATATGTAGTTGTTCATATGCACAGCAGGGTTATATACTGTTTTAGTTTTTTTCCAAAAACTATTTAGTTTAAAATATTCATCACCCAAAAGTCTTGAGCCATCATTTTCTCTTAATGACTTAAGTAACATCATGTCATTGTATTCAGACTTTCTTATTAAGTTTCCATTTAGTTTTCCATACATAGGAATGTCAGTTCCACCTTTTCCGCCTATAGTTGTTACAGCTTTGCCAACGCCATTAACATCAGGTTCAGTCATTTTAGGTACATAAACAAATTCATCTGTAACTTTAAATCCATCTTGTCCTACAGTATCTAGTCTTACAGGTTTGTCTGCTGTTGCTCCTTTGAATTTAGATTCTAAATCTTTTGTTATATTGTTGTATTCTTTATATGCTTTGTCTTGTTCTGTTTTTAATTCTTTTTTTAACTTATTATATTTTCCAAGATTAACAAAAGGAACGTCAGGTAACGGTTGTCCTAATTCATCTACTCCGGTTCTATATCTGCCGGGAACTGTCGGGTCTTGTGTTCTTAATAGATTCATTTCTGTTTCTATTCTGTCAGTTTCTTTATTACTAACAATAAGTTTACTATCAGCACCTGTTCTACCGGAAACTCTTAATCCTTTATCTGATAAAGTTCTTGTTAAATAACTTTCTCTGTTTAAAACAAACCCCTGCTTCAATCCCTTATCAAACATTTCTGCATAGTATTTACCTATACCTGCCGTGCTTCTTAATTCAGATGCTGTTTTAGCTAAAGATAAACTCATGTCATCTAGTTCACCCAAGTCTTTTCTTTCCTGTTTAGTTAGCTGAGTAATTACTTCATACTCGTCAGGTTTATCTTTACTCTTTCTTATAACAACGCCATAGTTAGACGCTTGGTCTTCAGAACTTAATCCTTTATTATATTGTGGGTCAGCTTCATCTGATATTCTATTAATTAATTTACCTTTGTTATCTTTTACCTTTCCATATGTTTGATTAATACGGTAATCATATTTTCTTTCTGACCTTAATGCAGGAACTACATCTTTTAATTCTTCTGCTTTAAATGTAGCTTTATTACCTAGGTTATATACCTGTCCTCTACTGTATAAAGAGTCTCCTCTAATTTTACTCAAATCTTTTATAACTTTATTAGCTGCTTTTGGTCCTTTGACTGCTAATAATGGGTCATATATTCTTGCTATATAATTATCTATATTTGTTTTAAATGTAGCATCATCTAATAAACCCGAATATCTTAGGTCTTCACCTATCTCTTTCATTATTTGTGATTGTTCATCATTTAATCTAAGTATTTTATTTACACTTGTTGGTAATCCTATACCTAAAGTTTCTTTAACATTTATATTTTTTTCTGTTTTATTTTTTAAAGCAAGTTGTTCGTCAGGTTTAAGCTTTTTAATTTCTGATTTAGTCCACGGTCTATTTGTTTTGGGATTTATATCTCCAACAACTCTTGTTGCTCTTTGAACTATCTCACCTTTTGACATAGCTAGTAATTCGTCTTTACCTAAATCACCACCCATAAGATTATATATAAGTTTTTTACCATCATCATCTAACTTATTTATATCTCCTGCTACATCATTTAATCTTTTCATGTAAGTAGCAACTCTTCCATCTAGCTCATTAGACATTCTTAAAAGTTCAGGGTTCATTCTGTTTTCAGGAAAAAAATCATGTAATGCTTTGTTAAACATTTCATTCCTATTCATTTTAGTTCCTAAACTTTTACCTGCAAAAAATGCACCAACACTAAGTACTGTCTTACCTAAAAAATCTGTTGCTGTTTCTGTTTCTGCATAAGAATCTAACATGTTATATGTTGCAAATCCTGCACCAACACCGACTATAGGTCTTAATGGATTTTGTACCCAGTTATTCCATGTAGGTATAGCTACATTTTTTTTATAAGATTCTATAGCAGTCATTTTTTCAGTGACACCTTGCAATCTTGAAACCTCAGCTTCTTGTCTTCTTATATTTTTAGTTCTGTTTTGTTCTATTCTTAAATTTTTACTAGGTAATTCATCTAAAGCATCTTGTCTGCTTATAGCAACAGGGTCAAATCCTGCCCATTTTTTAGCAGCTAATCCTAGTGTTCCAGTTATAACACCACCACCTACAGCACCTAGTCCTGCTTGTTCTAGTCTACTAAATCCACTGTCCTCGTCTACATAAGATGCAGCTCCTAAACCTGTGCCGTATGCAATTCCTTGTTTAACCATTTGTGTTACTGATTTAGCTTTAGCTAAAGGTATTACCCATCCTACTGGGTCAGCTATAATACCACCCATATATGTAGCAAATGCTTTGCCACCGTATTCTTTATTTCTAAATATAGCATTAAGTTTTTTTTGGTCAGCTTTCATTTGCTGTTCATCAAACCCAAAGTATTGTTTTACACCTCTATAAGTATCGAGCATACCCATACTACCTGCATATGCCATAGCTTCTGCTTCGTTATCAATACCCTCTATTGACCCCTCATCAACGCCTATGTTGTCATTAAGTATAGCTTCATAGTTTGAACCTGCATTTATTCTGTCAAACATTTCTACGTCAGATGGGTCTAATACTGCTTTGCCTGTGCTTACAGTTCCATTTATTTTATTAAATAGTTCCTTATCTTCTTCAGTTATTGATGCCATTATCTTCCGGTATTTCTTAATATATTATATGTATTAAATGTTTCTTCATAATCAGGTGGAGTTTCTCCCCTGTCTCTTGCTCTTTTAGCTTGACCTAAATGAAAATCTATATAATTTTCTCCTTGTCCCTGACCACCTAATAAAAACTCATCTGTTAATAAATTATTTTTAAACCATTCTTGTGTTGGTGGTGTAATTCCTTGCTCCATAAATGGTTGCCTTAGTTGAGTTAATGCTCCTGTTTGTGCATCAGGTTGATAAAATGTTTTGTTGTATATAGTTTGTGCTTTAGAAAATTCTGTTAATTTTTTATCATCTTTTTTATTACTAGCAGCAGCAACGGTTGCGTATGTTTTTAATTGGTCAGCAGAAGACTTGGCTACTTCAGATATAGTTCTACTAGCTACATCATAACCTGATTCACCCATTTTTCTTTGACCCATTATACCTATACCTGCTCTTATCAAGGCAGCGTTTTTAATAGAGTTTAACATTTGTTGCGTATCATCTATATTAGATGTAGGTGCTATAGTTCCACCAACAGCATCAACTAGCTTTTGTAGTTCATCTTCTTTCTTTGCCATTATACTAATCTCCGTCTATATTTTTCGTATGGGTCTATTAAACCAAATGTTTGTCCTCTTGTAGCTACCGGTATAGGAGCTATAGGTGTTTGAGTTTTATTAGAACTAGTCCCACCTAACGCAGACATTAACGTAATCATTGTTGCAGGAGATAAAGATGATATTTCTTTTGCAACTTCATTAGATGAAAAGCCACCTTTTTCTAAATTATATATTTCAGACAATACATTACCTTGTGTTGGATTTTGATTTAAGTTTAATAAATTTTCTTCTGCTACTAACAAACCTGCTTGTTGTTCTTTACTATATGGTACTGCTGCTTTAGATAAATATTCACCTCTTGGTGAGGTGTCTTTAGGATTAATTTGAAACATTTGTTTATCCCCTCTCATTGCATTTTGATTATTAGCAATATCAACAACATTTTGTACTCTATTTTCATTGTCCATATCAACAGGAACTAATTTTGATTTTCCAATTGTTGGTTCATTTAGACTATACATTTTACTTCCATCTACAGATTTTGTTTCGTATACCTTATCTATATTTGTTATGTTAGAATTAGTTGTAGTATTTTCAAAAAAAGAATCCATAAATCTTGGGTCATTCTGATAACCTAAAAATTTATTTTGTTCATTAGATTCGTTTAATAAACCAAGATTGCTTTGTAAAGCTAACTCTCTTTCTTTTTGTTTTTCTTCATCTGATTTAAAAATACTTGTCATGTAGTTCAGATAATCTTTATTTAAAAAACTATTACTCATAATATCTCCTAATCAAATAAACTAGCTATTGCTAGTCCTGCTGCTATTGTAGCTCCTACGGGATTTGAAACTAATGCTGCTTCACCTGCCCCAATCAATCCTGCTGATGTTCCTGCTCCATAAACACCCATGCCTAATAAACTACCACCCACTGCTCGTTGCAAAAATGATGGGTCTCCCCCTTGCTGAGATGGAGTTTGTGAGCCGGGCAACATTTTACTTGATTCTATGTCTGAATATTGTCTTAATGCTTGTTGTGGGGCTTGTTGTGCAAACTCAAACCTTGCTCTTTGGTCATCTATAGCTTGTTGTTGTCTTGCTTGTTCAGCTAAACCTACTTTACCATATGTTTCAGCAGGGGCTAATCCCATTTGCATTACACTTGGAGCTAAACTAATTGCTCTTTGTTGTGCATCAATAGAATCTTGATATGCTTTGGAATACATTTGAGAACTTATATCACCTGCCTTTTGCATATAATCACCTATTACACCTTGTTCAAGTACAGCTTGTCTTGTGCCACCTAACTGACCTGCACCTGTAGCACCACGTCTAGCTTGTTGTAGTAAACCTTGTGCTTGTCCATAGACTGGTCTTAGTGCAGCTTCTGTTGCACCTGCAAGATATGGATTTTCTGATAACATTTGTGGTTGCATTAACCCAAACTGATTAGCTAGCGCTACTTGATTAGCCATAACTTGTTGGCTACCCAAAGCTTGATTAGCTATCATTTGTTCTGCTTGTATAGTTCTATCACTTGGACTTGCATATGTTTGTCCGGGGAAAAATTGCATTGGACCTTGTTGATAAAGTCTCTGCGATTCTCCATATATATCAGTTAGATAGGGTTGTTGTCCTACCCATGGGTCGGCTTTTTGGACAGTATTAGTGCCACCTCCACCTTTACTCATAGTGTTCTCCTAATGTATTGTTGTGAGTTCTTTTCCAACTATGGTATATGTTTGTTCATAACCAAAGTTCTTTAATTTTTTAACGAATCCTTTTCTGCATACAGTTTCCATGGCTTCACAGTCTTGTTCTTCTGACCATTCTTCTAGTACATCTAATACCTGTGATACCCATTCATCCATACCATTGCCACCTAGTGTAACTATCCTACATACTTTTTTTTGTGGGTAGTTTATTATTTGTGTAGTAACTACAGCTTTAATTTCTTTATTATTATCTTCATCGAATACAACCCATAACTGCATTTCTCCATCTTTTAAAAAGTAATAGATATCATGCTCATTCATTTCTTCTTGAGATTTATTAATACCCATTGCTATATACTCTACACAATGTTCCCATACATCATCAATATATCTTGATGGTATTCCTGAAACGTATATCATTTATTTCTCCTTTTATAATTTAACCCAACTTCCTGCTGCATTTCTAAAGTATATACCCTCTCCACTTCCGGGATTAAAATTAGTACCGTCAGCATAGATTATATCTCCTTGTTTAATTCTTTCAGGTTCTACGTTTTTTACTTCTATAAAAGTTGTTGCGTTTTCTTCTAACGAACCTTGAAGTTTAATAAGTTCTTCAAAAATATATCTAGGTAAATCTTCAGGATTAGCCGGTACTGGATTTGGTGTGTACTTAGGGGCTTGTGCCATTATCTCTCTCCTATTACCTCATATTCTAAATCATATCCGTTTAATTCAAAAGTGCTATCTTCTGTGTGTTGAA